GACTACAAAGGAGATCAGCATCCTGCACCGGTCACCAATCCCACCGGCTCACTACCTCATTTTCAACAAATCATTTAGGGCATGAACTAACCATCCGAGAGATACTTTCCTAGCACCATTCTGATTAATTGCAACATAAAAATCATGTAAATGAAGTTCAGCGTTCACCGACAAACCTTGGCCACGCAAGAGTATCGCCAGCCGCGTACTGTGAGTAGGCACAATCTCCGCAACACATCCACCCATGGCCTCGAACAGCTCAGGCATAGAATGAACAAAGACAACAGACTTTAAGTCAGGCGAAAAAGTCACTCCATTATCGTCAAATCCCCCCTTCGCTAACTCGCTAAAATATGCATACCTAAAACTATCAGGAGTAACAATCCGAATTGTACGGTCATAGAACTCTTGAAAAGATATGTATAATTCCCAATGAAGTCTTCCAGCCTGTAACTGACAGTCCAATGTATAAGGCTTCATTCCCCGAGCTGTGAATACAGTACAAAGCCGATCCATCTCGGTCTCAAAAATTGAAGGGATCACTTTCCTTTCATCAGGAGTCAACCGAACAAAACGTCTCAAAACACTATCTAAACCATCCGCACCTTCATTTCCAAGTAAAGTCAAGACCTTTCCATAAGTATCAGAATCGAGCACGTTATACCCTAGCTCAGAGAAAGTCTTCGACAGCCGAGACTTGCCACCTCCCTTTCGACCTAGCAGGATTAGTCTCGCAGGCTGAAGGAGAATTTCATCTACAATGGTATATTGAGTCCCATCCTTAAAACTGGAAATCCCCATTACGCTTTTTACTTCAACGTCCACCTGCATGCCCGAAACAATAGTTATAGCATACCTACTAGGAGTATCCATAGTTCCTAAGGCCATTGACAAGTACTTTTTACTAAAGTCCTCACCTGAATGAAACCCTATGTGGGGAAGATGGTCTCGCCCAATTAAGAAGCTAAAAACACGTACCATCGATAGAGACTCTCTAATGATTTTATCAAGCAAATTAGTCTTCATAGTAAAGGAAATCAAATAATACAAATAATGAAGACCTGTTCGCTTCGCCTTAACCGTCAACTGAGACTGAAATGCATACTCCTTTGGAGTAAGACACTGAGCTGGAAGAACGGCTAATTTTCCAGAAAAACCATCAACGCTTCCAACATATTTCTCATATCCAGGCCAAGTCCGAACCGCATAAGTGGTAAATGATTCAGCAAAAAAATCGTAAAGAGCTCCATCTTCCAATGAGCGAGTAACACCATACTCCATTCTCCATCCCGCTTGCAGATCAAGCAACCACTTGTCAGCTGGATTCAAATTCTTCAAATATGGAATTAAGTTAAATTTGCACCCGTGAGAAGGGTCAACGAAACCAAAACATGTGAGGGTCGAGCCTAGCACAAAAAGACAATGAGTCATAAGAGACATCCAATTACCACCATATTTTACCGTTAAGCCCTCAACTTCGCCAAGCCCTTCCGGTTCCAACAAAATTAATATCTGATTGGCACGGACTCTACCTTTATAAGAATCACGAGTGCAAAACTGAACGGTTGAAGCCTTCTTACCTGAAGAAACAACAAAGTCTATAACCCTCGTTTCTAGTAAACTACGTTCACTCTCAGAACGATAGGTTAATCTTAACTTCACGCCATATCTCTCATGGTGGGAAAGTCTGTCTCGCCAGTCGCTTCGGTATTCTTGAATCATCCATTTCAACTTTTGTTCAATGGCTTCATACAATTTCCAGTCTGCTTTTGGGAGAAGTGTTAAGTTTTCAAGTATATTGTAAGTTTTTGCAAGACGTCGCCCAGTTGGAAGCAGGAAAATGTTATAGTAAGCCGGACGCTTGAGCATCTCAATTGTC